GCCTGCGCGCGCAAACTGAACACATAGTCTTCGCCCATGATGTCATGGACTTCTTCGCCTGTTTCCGGGTCGGTGTAGTCCCACTGGACATATTTGAACCAGGGCTGCGCGTCTTTGCGGTTGGCGTCCCAAATCTTTTGAAGAACGGTTCGGTGGAGGAGAACACATCCGGATCCGACAGCGCCAACCTGCCAGTGCTGCTGGGGTGGGATTGTCTGATATTCGCGTGGGGTGGGCGGCTCTAATGTTTCAAAGCCGATACAGGCCGGGACGATTCGGTGATGGGGATTCCATTTTTCGGCCATGATGAGCGCCGACAGGATGGGCCGTTCGATTGGGTCGGCCGATTCCAGCATGACGTCGATGAGGTCGAAGCGGAAACGCTGGTCGGTGTCGATAAACAGCAGCCATTCGGCGTCACCCTCGAGGAACGCTCGGACAACAGCGTTTCGCTGTTGCGGCAGGTTTGTTCCGGCTTGGGCGATCATCCAGCCGGCATGGTCTAAATAGCCGGAGACTTGCTGATCCCAAGATTTCAGGGCGAGAAGAGAGAAAACGAAGTCGGGTTCGAAGTCGCCATAGATGATTCCGATGGCGACCTTTGTTTGCTTTGCCACTGTGGCTCCTTGTCGGGGTTGTCGGGGTATGTCGGGGAAATATCGGGGAGGCGTGGACCGGACCTCCCAGCCCCGACGCTGGGAGGTCCGGTTCACTTCTTGTCAGACGATCAGACCTTAAGCACCTTGAAGGCGTTTGAGGTGATGACGTCTGCACCGGTACGCCAGAAGGCGAAGAATCCGGCTTGTCCGGTTGGGCGCTGGTTGGCACCCATGACCATCGGTTCGTACATGATCTCGACGCCAATGCGGTCGACGATCTTGTAGCCAACTCCGAAGTCGCCCAGGATGAGGACGAAGTCGTTGGAGCCGGAAACGATGGTCGTGTCCATTGCCTCGTTCTGGTAGGTGTTGTATCCGATGAGCTGAGCCGGAAGGCCGCCACCGAAGTCAGACCAGAAGTTGGTGCGGGCGTCGGTCACGCTACGAAGCTCGTTGTACGTCGACTTCGCTGCAAGGAATGAAGCGTTGCGACGGAAACGTGCGCCGAGTGCGTTGTCGAGGGCGTAGGCGTCAGCGGCCACAAGGTTCGCTGCTCCTGCCGCACCCGAGGTGCCGTTGACGACTGGGCCAGTGCCTGAAAGGCGGGTAATGAGGCCGTAAGGCTGGCCGGAGCCGGTGCCGTTGATGTACGCGCTCTCTTCAAGGCGGTCCTTGGCGTCGGCGATGAGTTCTGCCACCTGGTTGAAACCAGAGTCGGCAAGGAACTCGTATGAGCCGAACAGGAACGCTGCTGCCTTGTGGACCGAAATGGTCGGGCCTTGGAAGGTCGGCGTAGCGTCTGCCGCTTCGGTGCCTTCTGCAAGCCACTCAGCGGAAACGCCTGCCGAGGTGACGCCATCCCACTGGTCAGTCGTGATCGACGTGACGTCTGCAAGCTGACGGACAGCGTTCGCGGAACCGTTGTTCGTGAGAACGATGGTCGGGTCCAGGAACTGAGGGACGAGAACGCCACCGTTTGCCGCTGTGAGCGACATTGCGGCGCGTGCCTCTGCCTTGCCAAGAATGCGGGGCATTCCAGCCTGTGGGTTTTCGATGTACTCCTCGAATGCACGAAGGTACTCGGGCGAAGAGGTGCGGACGATGTGGCGGGCCACAACATCAGCGTCGATCTTCGAACGGCGCTCCAGCATCTGAGTCGCATTCTCACGCGCTTCGTCAGAAACGAAGGACGGAAGGTGCTTTTCGATGACGTCGAGCGCACGTCCACGGAGTTCCGAGCCACCATCGGCGGCAAGGGTTCCATGGTCAAACGCGTCGCGTGAGGTGTGGGTGTTGATGTTGATTGACGTCACTGCGCCATCTCCTGTTTCGGTTGCGACTGGGGCGAAGTCGGCAATACGAGCCTTACGCTCCTCGAGGGCCACCAATTCGGCCTCGGAGGTGCGAACGTACTCGGCGCCGGCTTCCCATTCAGCCTGCTCGTCTGGGTCAAATGAACGCTCTTCAGCGTTCGTGTGCATTTCGCGAAGGACAGCCTTGACGTACTCGACGCCTTCACGAAGGTTCTTTTCGTCCATTAGAGGACTCCTTCGATTTCTCGCAACTGTGAGCTGCGTTGGATGGGTGTGAGGCCGGAGTGCGTAGGCGAGTCCGGTGTCGAATCGGCGAGCCTTCCCGAAGTGCCATCACTGGCGGGTTCGGGTTGGGTGCCGAGAACAAGCGCCCTAGCGATCGCGTGGCGATCATCTTGGGGCAGTGAGAACAATGGTGACAGATCAGCGGAGCGAACGCCAACACTGGTTTCTGCGTAGGCCGGAAATACTACAGGGCCAAGCTCGAGGAGTTTGACTTCCTCGAGGGTGCGGACTGGCATATCGCCAGACTCGTCGACACTGTCCCGAACTACCTGGAAGCGGAAAGACATTCCGTCGATGGCTCCGGAGGCGATGGCGTCGCGAACTGGTTGGATCAGCCAGTTGTCGGCGAGACGTGCTTCGACGTAGAGGCCGTGTTCGTCTTCACGGAGTTTTGTGATTTGTCCGAGTGGCATGGAGCCGAGGAGGGGATGGCGGCCGTGTTCGAATTGCAGAACCGGCATTTTGGCGTTGATGGACCGTTTGAACGCTCCTGGGCGGATTCGTTCTTCGAAGCGGCCTTCGTAGTTGTCGATCATGGTGGAGCGGTTGAAGACAGCGGCGTAGCCGGTGAGGGTGAGGCCGTCTCCGGTGTCTTCAGTCGCACGGATCTCGAATGGGACGTTGCGGTAAAGGTCGGAGCGTGTTTCGGTGGAACGTGCTGATTCCATTTCGATCATGGGTTCTTCCTCGACGATGAGTTCGGCCGGGGTTTCGATTGTGAGCAGGGTTTCGGGGATCACCCAGAATTTGCAGATGCCGCCGGGGTCGATGTCGCCTTCGACGAGTTCACAGGCCCGGGGTCCTTCATAGAATGCACAGTTGCTACAGACCATGCCTTCTTCGGCGAAAGGGTTTTCGTCAGCGCCGACATAGTGGGCGCCTTGTGCGCCGATGCCCTGATCAAACTGTCCGAAGATGTCCACGATTTCCTCGAGGTCTTCGTAGAGTTTGTTTTGAAGAGGCGTCACTGGATAAATGCCCTCGATGCCTCGGGTTTGGGTTTCATCCATGACGGACCTTTCGTCGTTGTTGAAGTCTTCCATAATGGCCTGCGAACGGCTCCAACCTGCGTCTCCACCCCAAAGCGCCCATGCGATTCGGCCGTTGCTGGGGTAGCCATCCTCGTCTGGTGACCAGCCTTCGCCTTGCTTGTCGATTTCGTGGCGGTCGAAATACGCTTTGATTCGGCGCCAAGTGTTAATCGGAAGGTCTTTGCGGTTCACGATGTCTCGCGCGCGTGCGATACCGATGGACGTTCCGCCTCGGCCATATTCGCTTCGCCAGTCAAGTCCACGCTGGGCTTCCTCGACCATGCCGTCGGTCGGAGGGTAGGAATCGGCTGCCCGACCTTCGTCACCATATTCGGCGATGTTCAAAGCGGTCAGTTGGTCGTCGGCTTCGGCTTTTGTGTCGTGACAGCCCATGATTTCGTCGTCTTCGGTCTTGACTACAGCCCAACCAGAGCAGCCTTCGACGCCTTGGAGGACGTCATACGGCATTTGTCTCTCCATCTGTCGGCGCTTGGAGCTGCACACTGAACACTCCGGTGTGTTCGAGGACTGTGGTGTCTCCGGTGGCAATAAATTTGGTTACCGTCGACGGTTCGAAGCCGGCTTCGACGAGTTGGCGCATAGAAGAGGCTTGTGTGGCACGAATTTCCGCTTCGTCCTTGCGATCTTCCTGCAAAAACATGATTTGGGAAGGGTCAAACGACAGTTCGGCCGGTGTTCCGACCGGCAAAGCCAAGATTCGTTCCATTGAGGCGCAAAGATTCTGCGCGACTGGCATGAACCAGGCGTCCGACCACATGCGACGGGTCTGAGAGTAGTTGCCGGCGTTCAATGCGGACCCTGCCAAGCCTTCAGAGATGCCGAGAAGGGTGGCTGGTACACGCGCGCGCAAGGCGATCCGGGTTTCGTCGACGCCTTGAGTGTTTTTGAGGTCGAGTTGTTGCAGGTTTGAGCCGGCAACCTTCACATCAGAGCCACCACCAAGAACCAAAGTCTTGTAGGCGTTGCCGGATCCTTCGTGGCGCTGGTTGATAACAGCTGCGATATCGGTGGCTTGCTGCTGGGTGGTGTGTGGGTCGAGGGTGACGATGAGTTGCGGGGTTGCAGCGTTGGCGAAGAACTTGGATTTGAACTCTGTGGCTTGCCGGTCGGTGGTGATTTCGGAGAGGACCGATCCGATCCATGACTGTCCACGCCACCAGTGCATCGGGTCCGGCTCGGGTTTCCAGTGGGCGACCTGTGATGGGGCGAGGAACACTGGCGGGGTTTGGGATGAGATGCCACCGGGCTGGTAGGAGTAGCCGACGAGTTCGGCGTCGAGTTGTGCAGTGGGGTCGACGTCGTTTTCGAAAGATCCGTAGACGACAGTGACCCAGTCGGGACGGAGGAGGCGGAGTTGGCCTCCGTTCCGGTAGAAGAAGGCGTTTCCGGCGAGGCTGTTGTGCTGCTCGGCGGCGTAAAGAAGTTCAGCTCGGGTCAGATCCCCAGGGCGTTCCAAGATGGAAAGTTCCGTGGTTCCGAACAGGCGGCCGGTTTCGCCTTGGAGCAGTGAGCGCCATTGAAAGCGAATCTGTGACATCAGCAGCGCGCGCGCTGTTACAGCAGCGGCAACAACTCCGGACTGGTTGTACACGCCCTGCACATATCCGGAGAAGTTCGCTGAGACAGCGGTGCCAGGCGCTCGAAGTGGGGAAGCGATGCCCTGATAGGTGTTCCCGTTGAAGGAGAACATGGCGAGGACGTCTTCGAAGGTGAGGCCGTTGGCGTAGGAGCGTTCAGCCGTCTCGAGGTTGCCGCTGCGTAGTCTGTCCAGAAGTCTCATTCAACGTCCTTCAGTAAGCCGGCCACGATCAGGGCGACGCCTGGCACACATAACGCAAGCCAAGAAATGGGAGAGAGGGCTAGCCCTACTGTGAGCAGGACCAGTCCGGCAATGATAAACGCAAGAGCGGTTCTCATGCGAGGATCGCAAACGGGGCGATTGGCTGTTCGGGAGTCATTCGGGCTACCTCATCGTAAGAGAGAATGGCGGCGACCAATCCGTCGATCTTTGAGTCAATCGTAGGTTTCACGATTGCCGGCAAATCGGATCGGCCTTTGGATTTTGTCAACAAAGCATTCAACGCATACTCGCGCAATTCCGGCGACCCATCATGGGTGAAAGATCCTTCGTCGATGGCCTCGAGGAAGCGGTCGATTGCAGGTCCCATTCGGGTCGGGCGGTTTGTTAATACTTCCACGACAATCGGTTCGCCGAATGTTTCACCGAACTCTTTGTCCCAGGAGTCGATCTCTTCACGCCAGCCGGGAGGGTCACAACAGAACCGGCGGACTTCGAAGGTTTCTCGAAGCTCCGACACTTTCTCTCGGATCTCTTCCCGAGGTACCCGATAGTCACGGCCGACGAACTCGGGGCGTTTCCATGCGTCGATGAGGAACAGGTGGGGTTTTTCGGTTAGCACCCAGCCGACGAGGACTGTGTCATCAGCGTTTTCTCCACGGTCGGAGCCGTCGAAGCCGATGGCGATGATTTCTCCGCCTTCAGGATTGAACTGTGGAGCTGCCAGCAAATCCCACTTGTCGGGGTCGATGGCACGCTGCTCCCCTTTCCATCGAAGGTTGTGGAAGTAGCGGGCGTTCTCGGCTTTCACTGAGCCAGGCGCTCGGATCTCATGTTCGATCATTCCCGGCAGATCCATCCACTCAGCAGCCGGACCATACGCCTCTTTCAGTGAGGCAAGTTGAGCGGCGTCATCGTCCCACGATGACTCGGTCATGGAACCTTCCCGATGGTGCCAGCAGAAACCGAAAGAACGGTTGGGGCGTTCCATCAGCTTCTCCGCCTCGTCATAAAGGTCTTCAGCGACAGAATGCTGCCCAGGCTGAAACATGGTGGTGGTCGCCAAC